TGTGTCATCCGAACGCTTGCCCATGATGAAAGTGTAGCCTTTGGGACTGTCGTCAAAGCGGACCCCATGGACAACAGGTTCATCTCCAGTCGTGTTAATCCCCGACCTCATGCGATTCTCCAGGTCGTTGAGCGAGTACACACTGGCCTTCGCTTTGGCTTTCCAGGAAACAAGTATGTCGTTCTCTGTCGGTATTTGCTCCATGATGCGCTTGGCTTCTTGCTCACTCATCTGGGCACCCGTGATTGCCTTAATGACTGCGTTCTTAAAGCCAGCGGTTACCGCTTTGAACTCAGCAAAGTCCTTCTGATCCTGCTCTGTGTCTCCGAAGAACTGTCCAACGCTCTGTCCAAAGTCTCCGAGTGCAAGGAACGCCGAGCGCGAACGGCCTCCGAATGGTCCGATCATTTTACTGATATCACTGTCTGGACCTTCTATGTACGATTCCAGGCGAGCAATAACGTCCAGTGCGGCTTCATTCTGGAGACTCATGATCTGAATCTGTGCAGGCAATTCAGCCGTATACTGTCCATCCTTCACTGGTTGGAAATAAGTCTCCCCGGTTTTAGTGTTCGTTATCACTGTTCCCGTCTGCCGACCGCTGATGTCTGTAAGAACAGCGCCTGTGTAACTTCCAGTCTCGGGAATAGGCACGCCAAGAGTCATCGTGGTCCCGTTACTCAGGTGTTGGCGTAATACAGCCTTACCATCTTCACCCATGACTTCAAAGGGCGACCCGACAGCCAGGAGAGGTTTACCGGCTGCCGTGCCTGCTGCCTTTTCACGGGCTACCCATGCGTTCTTCGACAAGGGTTCCCTGCCATTAAGTCTTTCACTTGCGGCATATGCCTCGTAATCCACCCGGTCTGCCATGGTCGCGGTAAGAGCCAACGGGCTACTGAACATCGTGTTCCCTGATTGTCCGAGGACTTTATCTCCTCGCTTAACCACTGTCTGCGGACCTTGCCGGTCCCATTCGCTCACCATGTTGCGGAGAATCGCTTCTTTGCCCTCCGGTGACTCACCGTGGAACTGGGCCATGAACTGCTGGAACTGTTCTGGGTTTTCACGGTATTCCGCTGGTCCCATCACTTCCTCTACGGCTTTGTCCCAGGTCATGTCTGGAGAGATCTCACGTAACGAGATCGCCATATGCGCGATTGCTCCGCGCACATCAATCTGCGACTGCTGATACTTCGTATCGAGCGCATCAGCCGCCTCGAAGATCGTATTGGCCTCAAGTCCTTGCTTGGCAATCGTGTTGGCAATAGACGGGGACACACCAGCGGCCAACAAGTCGGCATGCGCGAGCTGGATGTCGTAGAGTCCATTCTTTGTGGTATAGCGACTGACAGGATCTTTCAGGTACGACTGCAAGTCGTCTGGCGACCGACCTTCTGTGACAGTGCCAAAGGCTCCCTCAAGCGCATTAGCACGCGGGTCGCGTCCATCTACTGACTGTCCGGCACCAAACGCTCCACGTAGCGGGTTGCTACCGCCAGACACAGACGGATCAACGCCGAAGTTGTCCCGATATGGCCGGGAGAATGGCTCCACGCGCTCCGGTGGGACAATTTCGGGAATTGCATGCCCTTCAACGACCCGTAGCGCTGGATGCTGTTGCTGTTCTTGGCTTCGTTCGGCGTGAATCTTCTCGGCTTCGTCTAGCTCACGCTGTCGTCTCGCCTCTGGTGAGTTCCATTTCTCGATCTCGCTGCTGGCGATGTTCCCAGCACCCTGAATCGCCCCACTCCACACCTGTCCACGCTGCCGTGCGGCTTGGGCCTCGATCTCTCCAACGCGGAGCAGCGCCTGGGCTTTGGCCTCGTCGCCCTTGCCCATAAGGTCAATGATCGACCCGACATACGGGTTTACGAAGGGTTCGTATTTGAATGGGGCCATAGGACTATTTCGGAGGAGCCGTTAAGTACTGCTCATTAAATCGGTCAGCGCCCGTCTGACGCCACTGGTTGTAGCTCTGTACCCAGCTATTGAATTGGTTCAGGTAGTCTTGCTGGGCCTGATTGGCGTTCGTTAAGTACGCATTCTGCCCTGCGGCGGTATTCGCGGCATACGCCTGCTGGGCATTTGCCTCGTTGGTGTTATACGCGCCCTGCCGAGCGGCCTCATTCATGCCATAGGCATTGGCACGACCAATCTCATTGGACCCATACCCCTGGAAGGCATTCGCCGCATTCGTGTTAAAGGCGTTCGCTCGGAGCGCCTCATTTGCGCCATAGCCCTGGAAGGCGTTTGCCGCATTCACATCGAAGGCCCGTGACCGGTTCGCCTCGTTCATGTTGTAGGCGTTCGCGGCATTCCCATAGTTCATCGCATAGGCGTTATAGCGATTCTGCTCGTTCGTGTTGTAGTTCTGGAGGTTACGGTTATAGATGTTGCCGTATTCCTGGCTGGCCGCATTCTGCCCGTAATCCAGGATGTCTTTCATGCTTCCGCCTGTATTCGTCACGCCACGGGCGGCACCAGACCGCTCCAGAGCTTTCTGGCCTTCTGTGAGCCGGAACTGGTAGCCGGGGTCTTGCTGCATATCGCCAGCCGTGGGAGAGGCGAACGGAGTGGCCTTGGCATATTCAGGCCGGCCAAAGGGAGTCGCCTCCCGATAATCCGGGACACTGTAGGGTGTCGCCGTATCGTAGGTCGGCGCATCGTAGGTATTGGCACGATACGGGCTTGGAGCCTGATACGGCGCAGAAGGTGTATAGGACGGCTGGCCGAATGGCTTCACGCCCGGCGTCGTCGGCGCGGAATAATCGAATGGCCCGGCAAGGCTTCGTGCCATTATGCGTCTCCTCGTGGTTGCCTATTCACGTTTGGCGTAACGCGCTGATTCCACTGATTATACGCTCGGAGCCACGTATTCATCTGGTTATTGAAGCCATCCTGGCCCAGCGCCATATTGTCTCTATTCGTCTGTTCGTTCTGTTGACTGAATCTGGTGGCTCGGCGAGGATCGCGCTCGGCTCGACCGGAGTCTGTTCCACGTGGAACCCCTCCGCCACGGTTCATTCTGTAACCCATTGCGGCTGACCGGCGCATGGGGGCGTCCCATCGTCCACGAGACTGCGCCCATGGCTCAGGCGAGAATCCCGCACCATTCGGACCAGCCGCGTAGTCGTTGCCGGCTTGCTGATAGTTCATATCGACCCTGTCCCATTCACTCCGGCGAGGTTCAGGGGAGACCGCTGCCGTGACGGGGGGCTGAGTCGAAGTCTGCCCCGTCATATTTCCCATATTCCCCACGAAGGGGGGCACCTGCGACTGGGGCTGAGGCGTTTGCGCCGATGGCGTATACGTTCCAATGGGCGCAGGGTCTGCATTCGTCGCAGCCTGAGTGGGGACATACGCCCGTGCGCTGTAGGGCGTTGTGGGCCGCGCCACGTAGGGAGTGGGAGTGGGAGTGGGAGTGGGCTTCGGTGGGTCATTGCTGCCAGGCCCAGCCGTGGGCGGCGCGAATGACTGGGAGGCTGACCCTCGCGGCATTCCTGGCACGTTCGTCTCGGCACCAGTGTTTTGTCCACCACGGCTCGTCAATCTGTCCACCGCTTCAGTCAGGAACTGCTGCGGGTCACCGACGTCGCCGCGCACCGCACTCCTCTGATTCGAGCTTAAACGTAGCTGGCTAATCATCCCATTAACGGCATCCTGCGCTTCGGCGGCAGGATCGGCGAACCCCAGTGCTTTTGCCTTTTCCGTTAGAACTCCCAGCCACGACGCCTGGTCCCTCTGAATCATGGCGTAAACGGCAGCATCCTCTGGCTCTGGATTGTCGCTCTCGAACGGATTGTCCCCTACCTCTGGATCTGGATCTGGATCTGGATCAGATGCTCTATTGCGATAGTCGGTGGCTTCCTGACTCCCAGAGATGGCAGCGCGGATGCCGTCCTCTCCATCTGGATTATCAATATGCCCCTGCAACTCCGCCTCGTTCGGCTGACGGCCAAGCTCGCTTTCGTAGAGTTCCACGATTAATTGCGTGAGCAGCTCCCGCCGTGACCCGCCAGCTAGTCGCCGTGCATCGTCAGCCCGTCGCCGTGCGTCTGCCATAGCCGCTTGGTCGCCGGCCCACCCGCCATAGTCGTTAGTCGGCATGATTAATTCCCGTCTCGCTGCGTAGGTCCTGACTGGCCATTATCCCACTCCTCGGAAGGCAGCATTGATACTCGCTTCTCGATCCCGTGCGGCCCTATTCTGTGCTGTATCTGAACGCCCACGGCCCTCCGCCGCGCTCGCCATGCTTCCCGCTGGGGAGGCATTGGGATTGTCCATAAACGCAGGCGTATTGGGCGTATACTCTTGGTCCTTCATGCGCTCAAGTGCCTGCAATTCTTCAAACGTGGGCGTTGCGTAGCTATTCCCGCCTAACATCGCCCGCAGGTTGCTCATGTCACCGCTACGCGCACTATAACGAGCATTGGCATCGTTCCGCATGGCCGAGAACTGATTACGGGCATTCGCTGCTCCGGTATTGAAGCGATCCACACCAAGGCGATTGCCAATATTAAACCTGTCAGCCTCATTGCCCGTCTCTGCGCCCCATATTCCATAGTTCGCCTTCCGCGCAAATTCAGTATCCGCTCGGAGCTGCTTCGACTGTTCTTTTGCGTAGGCGAGTTGGTTCGCTGCTGACTGCGCCTGGAGATCGCCAGCCCGCCTAGCTGACGCCGATTGCAGTTGGGCGCTATACTTCATGGCGTCCGACTGCTTCTTAGCCCCAAAGATACCGGCGACCCCAGAAATTCCAGCCGCCGCTGCTGTCCATGGCATTTTGAATCCTCCCTGCTCTGCACCGTCTTGCGGTCCCATGATTTCCCCTTTGGCCTTCGTGCTTCGCGTTAACTACCTATAGCTCTATCGAGAAATGATCGCCCTGAAGCCAGGTCGAGGATTTCCCTAAGCGCAGGCAGATGGCGCTCACTTCTGGGTTTATCGTCACCATCAGGAGTTCCCTCGCCCCCAACGTTTTCGCCATCTTACGCATTCCACGTAACAGCGGTCGCCCGACACTGGCCATCTTGCGATACTCAGGCGCAATCCACGTGCCCTCCATGTGCCAGCGCGGGAGAAATGCGGTGCAGGCGAGGATCTTATGATCATCTTCGAGCACCAGCACGATGTCCGACGCAGGGTTGAGCAATGTGGGAGCCTGCTCCAGCATGGTGCCTGCGAGACTCGGCCATTCTTCCTCGGGCAGGATACGGGTAATCACAGCACACGCTCACAGACAACGTCGAGTCGATACTGCATGGCCGTGCCACCGCTAGACGCATAGGTCGTAGCATAGGTGATGGACGAGTCCTTATCCACGCGGACCAGAACCGTGGCCGTCCCGACTGTGGCCGTCGTATTGCCGGTCATCGCGGCACTGGCAAACGCGCAAGCCACGGCCTGTGTCCAGCCAAATGTCACAATGAGCGAGCTGCTGCTCGTTGCAGCGCGGGTAATACGCGCCGCCATTGAAAGTCGATAGAGTCCGGGCAGCACCGACGCAATCGAGAAGGCTGTCGCGGAGAGTGACGCCGCTTGCGTCGAGGCGGTCACCTCGGCGACGCGATTCGGTGTCGTATTGACACGATCCGCCAATGCCAGGAGCCAATACCGCATCGCCTGCGTGACACGACCAGAAATGGTATTGCGGACAATCGCCGTCTCGACGACATACTCGGGGACCGGCGCGAGTTGTGTCGCCATTAGCCGCCCCCCTGCCCAAAGAAGCCACGCCCATCGATCTCTGCGCCAAGGATTCGCCAGGGGATCGGGTCAGTCACCGTAATCTCTGGCACCCACATCTTGAGGCTACTCGGGAGTCGCGTCCAGACGACTTGCGCGTTGAATTCGCCCTGTTTTCCTGCCGAGGCGAGCCGTTGGTGGGACCAGGTCTTGGCATTGGTACTCGACCGCAGCATGACCTGCGGGTTCGTGCCCTGCCCCGTCTCTGTTCCAAGTCCGGTTTCTAGGACGAGTTCCATCCGACTCACGAACATCCGCCTCACGCCGGGGGCGCGAAACATCGGAGGGGGAATACGGAGTCGCCGGATTGTGCTTCCATTGCACTCAGCCGTGAAATTGGTGGCCATCGTGCAGACCTGGCCGCTCGTCCGATCCCCGATCAAGTGCCTCCCAAACCCGTAGCAATGACTCCGCGGTGCCCAGACATCAAAGTCTCCAGCACCGGAATCCCAGACCCCACGCTCGTGCCAGATGCCGGTCGTTAAGTCGAAGACCCAGGTGGCGTTGGCTGAGGGAAACGTGAGGCAGTAAAATACATGCCCCGCCTCTGAATATACGAGCGCCTCCGCATCGGTGATAATCGCCTCTCTGGCATACCGCGCAATGGCAGTCTCGACGGCGTAGGTGCTGATGCGCTGTGGCACCACGCCTGACGACCCGACGACAATCCCGGCCCCATCCGCCGTCTGGGACAGCCAACACATGGCGGTCCCGGCCAATTTCACTGAAAACGGGGCCGGCGTACCGTAGCCGAAGACTGCGCCAGGAACAGGCGCGAAGGGGAAAGGGCTGGTGCCGGCGTCATACCAGACCTCGCCGGTTTGCTCGCCAATCAGCCAAATCTGGCGGCTGCCGTCCACGACCATCGCCTTCCACGGGTCCGGGGCAATGCTGCGCTGGGCATACTGCGTTGCGTCCCAAGTGGTCCCATCGTTGAGCGCACTAATAAAGAACTTGCTGGCACTGGAGTCAAATGCCAGGAAGTAGCCATCAATCATCCCGGCCATCGTGCATTTATTGGCCAATGCCGAAATCGTGGTGAGCGTATTCGAGGCGATTGTGAGCAGATAGCCGTTTCCGCCTGAGGCGATTAGTAGTTCTCCCCCAGCATCTCCATTGCTGGCAATCTGCGCGGGGTTAGGGTTATTCGCGACTGTGCCATCGGTCACGATGCTCGCGGCGTTGGTCGCTGCAAACTTGTAGACCTTATTGCCGATGACCCCATAGACACGACCCCCCATTGAAAAGAGCGCCCGCGTATTGACGTCAGCGACTGTGACGTATTCCTGGAATCCTGGACAGGGGTAAAGAGCGGCTTGCCACGGCACTGATTGCGGCTCAATAGGCTCTGGATACCAATTGACCGTCCGTTCGAGGTCGGCAAACAGACTTTGTGACTCGTAACTACCCGAAACGAAGCCTGGGTAGACCATTACGTGTCCGAATAGATGTTGTAGTGCGGCCCAGCGCCACCAAACAGGACGCCGGCCACGCCCGAGGAGAGGTCGCTGAGGCGCATGTTGGCGCGTTTGACGTCAGCCTTCGCTTGAATCGCCGACATCTGCAATTCAGGCGTCAATCCCGCATCAAAGGCCGAGGACAGCTCTTTGGCTAGGCCAAGACGGAGAAACCGCCGATACCCAGGAGGGAGCGCAATTACGTCTGACAACGCAGCAAACTCTGCGACAGGCGTATGTGTGTAGATGACGCCTTCAAGCGTCAGGCTCGTCGGAATCGGATAGGGGATCAGGAGGCCTAGGCCCGCGGTAAACGTCGGATTGTAATACCAGTTCTGTGGAAAGACCGAAGTGAGTAGCTTCTGGGCGATGCCCGCATAGCCATCTTCTGTGAGGACGGGGCCGAGATTATACTCAATCGTGGGCGAGGCAGATGTGTCCTGGAACCCGATATTCTCGATAGAGAGCGGGCCGGTGGGACGAGCCACATTGACAACCCCGCCCGTCCCGATGGTGTAACTCTCAGCCGTGGTCAGCGTCCATGTTGTGCGTGTGATGGTATAGACCGTCAGATTCTCTGTGGCAAGGCCATTGATCCAGTCGTTGAGCCGCTCAAGGGAGAAGGCCGCGTCCTCAGCAGACGCTGTCTCTCCGGTCTGAATGACTCGTAGGTCTTGGAGGCTGGCCGTAATCAATTGCTGGACGGTCATAGCCGCTAGATCTGATACATCGCGTTCATCAAGGTCGCCGTCGTATTGGTAGCATCCACGCGGATACATTTGAGCGGAAGCATCGTGCCAGCCACGACTGTAAATGGCGCGATACTGCCATCTTCAAACACCGCCACGACTACGCCTGCCCCGCCTGCGAAGATGCCATCCGCGGGGATCGCCTTCGTCGAGGGATTCGCAGCATAGGTGCTGCCGTCAAAGTTCACCGTGTCGCTTTTCGCAATCACGACTGACCTGTTATACGTGCCGCTGCTTTGTGCCATTAGTTATGAACCACTACTCTCTTCGGACGGCCTCGCTTACGCGGAGCCGGAATCGACGGTACATGTAGATGTGTCGCGTCATCGACAGCCTTCGCCTCAGCTTTTGCGGTCTCGCCCATGCGCTGGTCGCTGAAATGGCGCATCGCGGCAATGTCAGCCATAGACTTCTGCGTGTCTTCGTAGCCGACGAGCGCGAGGTCTGGTGTGTCATACCATCCCTGCTTGAGCGACTTATCCGCCTCGTCCTGGTCATGCACGATGAGTTGACACGACCGAGAGAATGCCTCGCCGATAGCATCCCCCATCGCCGCAGACGGGTCTCCGCACATGACCTTCCCGTTCTCTCGCGGACGGGCCTGATACATCATCTTGGGAAACTCTTCGTGGCCGTTTGGACCGAATCCCCCGTGACGCTTCTGCGTGTTCCATTTCTGAAGCTCTCGGGAAAACTCGCTATCTGGATTGTGGATAATCGCCATAACTCCTCAGGGAAAAAGGGGAGACGGCCCAAGGCCGCCTCCCCATATTGTGTCTATTACGCGATAGCGACATCAATCGCTGTGAGCGTTCCGCTAAACGGCGAGGGGCACGGCACCCAAATGCTATTGGCTGCGACCAACAACATCGAGCACTGTCCACTGCCATCGAACGTCCCGACGTCGTAGCCCGTTCCGGCATCACCCAGACCGCCCGTATAGGTGACGGTATGCGCCGCCTTCCCATTGGCGACGATGTTTAGGTAAATACCATCCTGGCTCGCATCTGGGTGCGCGATGGTCATTGCCAACGCAGCCGTCCCATTAATGAGCGCTGTCGTCCACTGTGCAGCGCCGAAGGCTACGGCCCCCGCAGCAGAGTAAGACGTTGTGGTAAACGCGATCAAGCCAGGCTTGAGGTTCGCGGTGCCAGGCGATGGGACAGTAAAGTCTGTCGCATCCCCGTGGACGACATTCGCCGAAGCAACGTGTGTTGCCGTCGCGGTGCCGTTCTGTCCCCGCGTCACACCCACGGTCAGACCGCTGGTGTAGCTCTGGAGGACTTGCATAAACTCGCCATCGACGAGGACCAACCGGCCTCCCGCCACCGACGTCGCCGATGCGACGACGATTTCCGTATCCGTTACGGCGACGGCGGAACTGAGCGTTGTCGTTACTAATGCCATTGATTAACCCCAGACTCTCGCGGCAAGCCGCGCCTGAATGGTCGCTGCGCCGATCAGGATGTCCAAACGGGACGGATTCTGGTCCGTGCCGATCTGATACTGCTCAACCATGCGAATGGAAAATCCGAGCGCCTTGCTCCGCACGGTCGTGGACTCTGCGCCAGCGCCGGGCTTCATCAAGTCCGCCATAACGAAGGCGAACGCATCGGGGTGATAGACAAACGACTGGGGGCTTGACGTTGCCGCCAGGGTGCCTCCTGCCGCTGCGGTTGTGCCTAGGACGGTAATCACCGCGTCATTGGCGGGAGAGGCATCTACCGTCTGAAGCTGACCCGAGGTGATGATCGACGGGCTAATCGGCAAGGTCGCCATGACGCCCGACGCATCCGAGGTCGTCGCCGTGATGACAAACTGCTGCAATCGTCCTGTGGACGAATACGACAGGGGATTAACCGAGTTCACGCCGGCGATGGTGATGATGTCGCCCTTGTTGAGTGTCGCAGCACCACTAGCCCAGCCATTCGTTGCGATGGTGCTGCCCGTCTGCCCTGCGCCGTTAATCAGCGGGGTGCTCGCGGTGTAGGTGCCAGTCGTATGCGTCGGACGCACCGGGTCTTGCATCCACTTGTCTACCCCCAACTGCTTACGACCAAACATGCCCTCCTCGTAGTTCTCGGAGATAACGGCAGTCGGGTTAAACAGAGAGCTAGTCGTGTTCGCCAGTGTGCTCATCGCCAACGGGTCAAGCACGGCCACGCGGCCCCGAAGGGGGGTCGAGAGGTCGGTGAGCTTTACGCCGGCCTGGAGATACGTGAGGGTCGCGGACGGCGTGGTGCCGGGCGTGCCTACCGACGAGTAAATGTCGGTATACACCGCGTTAAATGCGAGCACTTCTGCCGCATTCGCCAGCGCCTCAGACCCCGGATTTACATACCGCGCACGGATATTGTCCAGTTCGGTAGTGGCCTGCTGGCTGGAATAGCCAAACGCCACATTCTTCTGGTTCGTGAGCGAGATGGGAACCGTCTGGTCATACAGGTTCTGTAACTGCAACGCCTGTCCGTCCGTTACGGTAAACCGCTGCGGGAGGCGGGCATTGACGGTATTGCCGACTTTCGCACCGGCAATCTCATACTGGTCATCGTAAGTCCGGTTGACGTTCGCGAGGAAGACGAGCTTATTAATAAAGCCTCGTGCTACTTCTTTCGTCGTCCAGGAGGGGGTAGCAAGGGTGTTTGCCACGGCTATATCCTTCGGTTAGAGGCGTCCCAGCGCACGGTCCTCTGCATTCGCTCGACGAAAATGCTCGTCAAACGAGAGGTCGTCCGTAATCGCGAACGCATCGTTAATATGAGGCGATGTCCCGAGCGGCCTAATCGGGGGTTTCGCGTTGCTAACGGCACGAGCTGAGGCACGCGGGGGAGCAGCTTCGAGCCGGGCTTCGATTTTCCCCATTTCCCGGTAAGTTTCTGCCGGGTGCAGCGTGGAGATGCGCTGAGATTCTTCGGGATGGGCTGAGAGCCACTGGAGAATTTCAATTCCCTGGGGGCTTTCCATGGCCAAATGTTGCATCGGCAGCGACATGGGCGTATCGGGATTCAGCGAACTGTCGAAGTCTGGGTTCTGCGCCCGTGCCTCATTCAGTCGCCCATTCCATTGCGCCGTCTGTGCGTCTTGCGTCTGCTGGTATTGATGCGCCTGGTAAGCCGACGCTCGCTCGGCATCGCGCTCATGGTGGCGAACGTCGGCCACGAAGGCCGACATGGCCATCGAATAATCCTCGTAAGCCTCAAATTGATCGACCGTAGGGACGCCTGGGATTTCCTTGAATCTCGCCCAATCTCCCCCACCTGGCGTAGGCTCGGCAGTGATCGGCTCGACCATCGCCTGCATACGGGCCTCGGCGGCCTCGGCTCGGCGTTCGGCTTCCCGCTGCTTCCCAACGGCGGATTTAACGGCCTCGGCTGGGTCACTTCGGCGTTTATGGGCCTTTACTGGCTCGACAGGCGCGGCAGTCTCGATGGGGTCTGGTGCAGCGTCCTCAGTGTTCTCGTCTGCCGGCACCGGATCGTCGGCGAACGCGAGCTGAATCTCATCAGATGTCTCGTGATTGCTGTCAATCGTGATGTCGCCGTCCGTTGCCTGTCCTGCGTTTGTATCCATACGCCTCTCAAAATGGGGGGACTACACAACAAAAGGGACGGGTCTCATGGCTATTTGCCAGAAACACGCCCCCTCGCCGTGTGTCCCCTTGTCGTCTCACCCGCTGGGGAGCGGTTGTCGGCGCGGTAATTAGTCGCGCCCAAGTGAGATCGTCAACCCGTCAGCTTCTGCGAAATATTATTACATATATTAGGTGCCGCGGTGGTTCACGTTATGGCGACAGCACATCTCCCATCGTGCCTTGCAATTCAGGTTGGTGCGCCCCGTCTCTAGTTGCCGATCCTGCGATCCCGGTCGTTAACGCAGCGATCATGCCCGCCGTCCATCCGTTGAGCCGCAGACTGTCCTTGAGCTGTTCGGGGTCGAGCATCGCGCCGGACTTCAGTAAGCCCTTTCGTCGCAGAATATCTACAGGGCCGCCCTGTCCCTTTAGCCCCTTCACTTTCCTGATGCCATCCCACACCTGCGCGAACGTCTTATTCTGCCCGCCCTCGCCGAACGACGCGAGTGCGTCTCGTATCGCGCCCTCATATCGCAAGTAGATGTCTGTGTCTGTGAGGCTGCCACGTAGCGGCAGCCCTTCGGCCTTCGTCATGGCGGCACGCAGTCCGGGTAGTTCGGGCGTCAATTTATCGCCTGTCGCACCGACCCCATACAAGGTGTGTACATCTATGGGGATACGCTCATCGCCTACCATGAACCCGCTCATCGCTTCGACTTTATCGCCGGAAAGCGGATCTCCAAGCATGGCCCTGTTGATATTCGGCACCTTCGACCCGGCCATCGTGATCTTCGGGTCCATAGACCGTGCCCCCTCGAGCGTCATAGGGGCACGACCAGTCGTCTCGGCATGATGCAGCGCGGATACGGACTCTGCCGTGTTTCTCGGCACCGACGTATTTGGGGAAGTCGCCCCCCAGATACGTGCCCACTCACGCGCCTTGCCTACGTCCCCGCCAAAGCCTTCGACGACTTCTTGTATCTGATCGTCCCACTTCGCACCAGTCCCAGCCCCTTGCCGGTGAAACTCGGCCAGCCGGTCAACGACTGACGGCTTGAGCGCATACGGGGAACCTCGCCTGCCTCGGGTGAGCGTCCGCGCAAGCGTCCCAAGCCCCTCGGGCAGCCCCATGACCAGTTTACGGCCAGCGCCCACGATCTTCTTCGGTACGGCCATGAGCGGGACGACGCCGCTGAGCAGCGCCCCAGCCTT